CACATATTGTAAGTTGTCAATGTAGATTGGTTTGATAAAATTTTTGTTATATGTCTGTACGGTGATGGTAACATTTTTTTCTTTGAAGTACTTACAGATGTCCTCTAGGTGTTGCGACTTTGTAGGGTCAGAAGTTTCGCACATAAACGTGACCCAGTTGACTTTGAATTTGTCAAATATATTCTTGATCGATGCCGGACTGTGTTCTTTGCCGTTTACAAATAGGTCATTGAATTCATCTCCGGTGTCGTTCTGCGTTGTACTCAATTGAATCAGAGCTCCATCTGGAGCACCGTCATCATACAGTCCGTGATATAGGTCACTGAATTGTTCCCCATGCATTTGAAAGTATTTTATCAGAGTGTCGTTGTCCGATACATTGTCTTGATTTAGAATCGACAACAACTCTTGTTTCGGCATGATATTATACAGACGTTCAAATACTTTTTCATAGTCTTGTTTATAGAATAGTTCCTTTAGAGTATTAACATAATATTTTTTATACAATGCCTGTATGTCCGACTCCGATGAATCCCAAAATATTCTTTGTAACCCATGTTGTTTGATGTTTTCCATAACATCGTGTTTGATTTTAGGAAGTGTATTATTCTTCCAAAGTCTTTTGTAAAGAGCAAAACATTGTAGATTGCTGACGTTCCAAAAGTATCTCACTGGCCCACAATCTTTTGCCTCTTTATATACTACTCGTTGCATCTTGTTGATATATCTTTGTTTGTAAAAATCATAGATATCATCTGCATCTTTATTCCAATATAGAGATTGGTCACCTTCTTGGAGTAGTCTGTCTTCTGGGAAGTCTGCACAAAATTTCAAGTGCATTGATATCATGTCACCAGATTCAAATAAATCCTTGATGACTCCTCTGTGGTGAGGTTCGATCATCCTGATAAACTTCATGTCTGAGACTTCACGTTCTAGTTCTGGAACAAGTTTTTTGACTTCTTCCACGGGTTTGGCAAAGTATTCTTTTAGTTCTGGAAAGTCTTTGATTAGTTTCTCAGACAAAGATTGTAAATCATTTTGGTCAACCAGACTTTTGATTGACGATACCACATCTTGATTCATGTAGTTTTTTTCTAGTGAGTCATCTGATACGGAATCAAATCCCAACCACTCACGCAGAGTTTCAAACTTACTCGAATACTTTTCCCAATCATCTTTCAATTGGGGCAGGTCTTTCTCAAACTTTGACTGCAATGTATCGTAGTCTTTGTTCTTCAAAAGTTCTGATATTTTATCGGTGTGTTTGTTTTTGGTAAAAAATGTACTAGGAAATTTGGGCAACCAAAGTCTTTCAAACTCTGTCTTGCCGTGCCAGTGTATCAGAAGGTTATAGTCCTTCACATCATGCGGTTTAAAAAACTTTGTTCTCTTGGGTACAACTGGTGCTTCAAAGATACAAAACTTTGGTTCTTCCCTGTATAGATGCGGAGTAACATCATCTGGGTATTGTTGGCCGCGATTATAAGAATACGCCCACTCCGAGGGAAGGAAAGACCAGTACCCATCCCCTACCACTTGGTGTTCTCTCCAAGGATAGTAATTGTCGGTTCCCTTCCAGAAGGTTTTGAATATCGTGTCCTTGTGTTTTAGGACATCATTGTAAATTTTTTCCCCTGCATCGTTACACCACAACATTACGCTGGAGTTATGCAGAGTGCCTCTTATGTCTTTGAAACGTCTATCATGCAACACTGAGGGATTTTCCCAGTTTGAATACAACATGTGTGGTGTTGCAGAGAGTTCAAATATGTCATCGATGTTGTTTTGAATGACAACATCTAAATCAATATAACAGAACGGGCCCTTGGTACGCAACCAATGGTGAGAATTTAGTACTAGAAATTTTGATCTGTCCCAACAGTAGTTCTCTTTGCCGAACCAGTAGTCGGGATGCAGTGGGTCAACTCTGGGTATTGATCGAATGGTTATGCCTTTGTCAATACCATCTGGATCATCGGTGTAACATATAAACTTGTGCCGCTTGGTATAGTTCTGTTGAACCATGTTGCGTAAATTGTTTACATATTCTGCCGAGTACTTATTTCCCCATTTCATGCAGAGAAAGTGCATCATAATATTTTTTTCTCAACTCATCTTTTGCAGTTAGACCATTCATAATCACGATTGGATATTCTGGTTTTATTTTATATCCTCTTGGGGATACGTCTGTGTCGTAATCTACTCCGGCTTGAAACGAGTACATCAATCCCTTGGGAAATGTGTTGTCGAAGAGTTTTTCGTGGTATAAAAATCTATCGTCTCCACAGTATTTAGTCATAAAATATTGATCGTTATCTTCAAAGTAGTCGTAGATATATCTCGCGTCATTCCCGTTCCATGCCATCACGCTGGAATTCCACAATCCCAACCACTTATATGTCCAAGGTAGATCATCAGAACCATCGTCAAAATGATACTTTTTTGGTTTGTTGTAGATTTTATTCTCACTGGTATCCCACGGAGCCTTCCAGTAACAATAACAAATTGTTGGTTTTGAACAGTGGTCGAACAATTTGTCTAGACTACCCTGTATTATAACATCTAAGTCTAGGTAAAGGCAATCCCCTTGCCAATTATTTTTGAATATTTTTATCTTCTCCCAGTGTCCCTCTGGTTCTTCTATTCGGATTTGTTTTATATTTTTGTTAAGGTGTTTGCTGTTCTCGTCATCTACGATGCATATATGATTGTACTGTTTGGTTTTATCATAAATATAGTGTACGTCATCCGCACTATACTTTTCACCATAAAGAACCGTCACAACTGTTTTCATAATATTCTCTTTCTTATAAATAATAAGAACAAAAAGGATAGAAAATGGCCACTGTACAGAATATCACAATAGATCAGGGTACAACGTTTTCCTTGACAATAACTCTGACCAACGATGACGGGACGGCAAAAGTCTTGACAGATTATACCGTGTCCGCACAACTGCGAAAAAGTTATTATACTAATACTTATACAGATTTTACAACAGCAAAAGTAGACGGCACAGGAGAGATAACAATTTCATTGACTGCCGCGCAGACCAGTGATATAAAATCTGGAAGATATGTCTATGACATTGAGATTGCTAGTTCGGTCGAAACTCTGAGAATCTTGGAGGGTATAGTAACCGTAACACCGGAGGTGACTAAGTAATGGCTGTCAACGTAACACTGGGTTCGTCTGGGACTAGAATAGTAACGCAGTCCCCAAGTACTACTGCTAGATTAAAAACAGCAGTAACCAACACATCAAAGACACAGACCTCTACAAGTATCGATGGTCTACAGGGGGTAGACTTACAAAACTTGGCAGACGGCGATACGTTAGTATATGACTCAGACTCGGGCAATTGGGAATCCGCTCCCCTGTCTTCAGCTAATGTAAGTGTCAATTCTATAGATGGTGGAACATTTTAAAAAAAATAAAAACATAAAAACTCTAGGGAGAAAGTTAAATGTCAACAACAATTCAGATTAAAAGGTCAACGGGCAGCGCCGCTCCAGCTACCAGCGACTTGCTCAACGGTGAAATGGCTTATGCACAAGATACCTCTAATGATGGTGCTTCTGCAAAATTATATATGGAGTCGGTTGATAGTGGTTCTAACGCAGTTATTCACACCATCGGTGGTAAGTACTACACCGATGAGGTAGATGGCGCCACTAATGCTAACACCGCATCTAAAATTGTAAAGAGAGATGGTTCTGGTAACTTCTCTGCTGGTACAATTACTGCTGCACTCACAGGCAACGTAACTGGTAATGTCACTGGTACAGTTAGTGATGTTAGTAACCACGATACAGATGACATCTCTGAAGGTTCAACCAACCTTTACCACACTACTGCTAGAGCAAGAGCTGCTATATCTGCTAGTGGTGATATTTCATACAACTCTACTACTGGTGTAATTTCATTTACAAACGATGCCGGTGACATTGAGTCTGTTGTCGCTGGTTCCGGTCTAACTGGTGGTGGAACATCTGGTGATGTCACTCTGAATGTTGGTGCTGGTACTGGTGTTACAGTTGCCGCTGATGCGATTAGTATTGGTCAGGACGTTGCTACGAACGCTAGTGTCACCTTTGCGGGTATTACTGGTCCACTTACGGGCAACGTAACAGGTGACGTTACTGGTGATATTACTGGTGACGTAACAGGTAATGCTGATACTGCTACTGCTCTCGCAACTGCTCGCACAGTTGGTATGACAGGAGATGTCTCATGGACTTCTGCTGCCTTTGATGGTTCAGCAGCAGTAAGTGGAACCTCTACTCTCGCAACAGTAAACAGTAACGTAGGTTCTTTCGGTTCTACAACGGCTGTTCCCGTTATTACAGTCAACGCTAAGGGTCTTGTAACTGCTGTTTCAACACAGTCTATTGCAACTTCTTTTGATGTTGCCGCTGACAGTGGAAGTACTGACACGGTTGCTGGTGGTGAAACACTTACATTCGCTGGTACAACAAATGAGATCGAAACTGCGGTTTCTAATAACCAGATCACTATCGGTCTGCCAGATGATGTAACAATCGCTGGTAACCTTACTGTAAACGGAACAACAACTACTGTTGCCACAACAAACTTGGAAGTGACCGACCCATTGTTCTCAATTGGTTCTGGTAACGGTGCTTCTGACTCTGTTGACCTTGGTTTCTATGGTCTGTATGACACATCTGGTTCGCTAGACCTGTACTCTGGTCTATTCCGTGATGCATCTGACAGTGGTAAGTGGAAGTTGTTTAAAGACCTACAATCAGCTCCGACCACTACCGTCAATACGGGTGGAACTGGATACACAGTGGGTACTCTTGTTGCAAACCTTGAAGGTAATGTAACAGGTAACGTAACTGGTACTGTTTCTAGTATTTCTAACTTTGACACGGATGATCTCAGTGAAGGATCAACTAACCTGTACTACACAGATACAAGAGTCGGTACTTTCTTGGCTGGTGGTACTTCAAAAACTATTGCTAATGCTACCATCGATGGTGGTACTTACTAAATAGTTTACTGAGGGGGGATACGTCCCCCCGTTTTAATATGGAGAATATTATGGACGAAGAATTTTTGCAACTTTATGTGAATAAGTTGACCAGCAAAATTAACGAATTGACCCAAGAGAATTTACTTCTCAAAGCTCACTTGGAGAATGCAAACGCAAAACTACAAGATTCAGCTACAGAAATGCCTGGGTTGTCCGAGCCGGAAGAGAAAAAAGAAAAGAAGTAAATGACGAATATCATCAAGCCAAAAAGAAGTGAATCAAGTGGAGCTCCTACTGCCAGTGATTTAGCTGTTGGGGAACTTGCCATAAACCTAGCGGATGGTACTATCCATTCTAAAAAGGTTGATGGTACGGTTGTCTCTCTTGGTTCATCTTCTTCCTCAGCTGGGAGTATTACATTTGCTTCTGCAAACGATACTCAGGATTTTGGTGATTTAACTACTTTTAGTCATACTGGCGATCTGGGGTCCATTGCAGAAACAGAAAACAATGGACTCACCCCAACAGATTTGGGTCTGTTGCATTACGACGAAATCTTTAGAAGTCTCACAGTCAATATTTCCCTTACTGCAATGGGATTGACGTATCCCACTTCAGACGGTTCTGCTGGCCAGTTTTTAAAGACGGATGGCAGTGGTACGCTTTCTTTTGCCACTGTCTCAACAGATTTGGTGAGTGATACTACTCCGCAACTTGGGGGCGATCTAGATTTAAACTCAAACGATATTACTGGAACGGGTAATATTGACATTACGGGAAACACTGGTCTCACTGGCACTACAACACAGGGCGCGACTGACTTCTACACCAAACAATATGTTCTGTACGGCACAACAACAGATGCCACTGAGACAGAAGTATTGATAGGAGGTTCAACTAGAATTTCTGTACCCTCAAACACAACAATGTTTTATGAAGTAAATATTGTTTCTAGAAGGACAGACGCAACAGGAGAGTCTGGTGCGTGGCACTTGAAGGGTTGTGCAGACAACTTCTCTGGTACTGTCGCTGACGTAGGTGATGTTTACGAAATTGCTGTCGCTCAGGATGATGTAAACATGTCCGTCGATGTTAGGGCAGATGACACAAACGATGCAATCAATGTGTTTGTAACTGGTGTCGCTAGTAAGACGATTCGATGGACTGCAATTGTCAAGACGATAGAGGTTGCACAATAATGGCTCGTAGAAACAGAAAGTTTTTCTTTGATAACGTCAGAGGAAAACTCTTAAAAAATACAAACAAAGGTGTCAAAGATTCTGCCGATGAAGGACTCAAAGTAAGTGGATTTGCCAACACCGCAGTTATTCATAGTACAGATTCTTTTTCAGACGTAAACACGAAGTTTATGACTGCGGCGGCGATTGATGATAGAATCGGCACACGGACAAGCGATCTAGTAGACTCTGCGCCTTCAACTTTAAACACGCTCAATGAACTTGCCGCGGCGCTCGGAGACGATGCTAGTTTTTCTACGACAACTGCAACATCTCTTGGTAATCGATTACGCATTGATGTAGACGATCAGTCCTTAACCTCAGCGCAAAAGACAAATGCAGTGACCAATCTGGGTCTTGCTACTGTTGCATCAAGTGGTGCATACAGTGACCTCACTGGTACACCTACTATCCCAACGAACAACAACGAATTGACTAACGGTGCATCATACATCACAGGGTACACTGTAACCGAATCTGATGTCACTGGTCATCAAGCCGCGCTCTCAATTACTGAGTCACAGATCAGTGACTTGGGATCGTATTCTACATTCAGTGGCGCGTATGCCGACCTAACAGGTAAACCTACATTATTCTCTGGTGCTTATGCTGATCTAACTGGCAAACCTACTATCCCAACGAACAATAATCAATTGACGAATGGTGCTGGATACATTACTTCTGCTGATGGAGGTAATGCTGACAACTTAGACGGATATACATGGGACACTTCTGGTAAAAATGTAAGGGCATCCGAATCTTATTCTGACGGCTGGTTCCGCAATTATAATAGTGGAAAAGGTCTATACAATCAGGCAACTACTCAGCATTTTTATTCTGATAACGACGATGGATGGACGATTGCTGGTGGTACGGGCGCTAACTGGTTAAAACTGTGTGCTGAATACGAGGGTTCAGTGCAGGGTTGGTTTTATGCTGATAATGATTACCAAGGATTTTTAAATCACGCAGGACAGTGGCAATTAAGAATACGAGCAGACGATGGATATTCACCTAGTTTATATTTTCTTGAGGAAAGCAATGAGAGTTGGAGTGGGAATCCTGGATCAAATCAAGGAAAAATTGAGTATCATTCAAATCGTTTTTATATTGCATCTGGGTCTAATTCCACTGAAGTTTTGAGATTAAGACGGAGCGGTGATGATGTTGCCGCGTTCGCCAATGACGGCAGCCTAAGATGTCAAGGAAATATTACAGCCTACTCTGACCCATCAGATATTAAACTAAAAGAAAATATAACTAATATCCCCAACTCTCTTGATAAAGTAAAGTCTCTAAACGGAGTGCAATTTACATACAAGAAGGATGGGGGTAAGTCTAGTGGTGTTATTGCACAAGAAGTTGAAGCGGTGCTGCCGGAGCTTGTTTATGAGAGTAAAGACCTAGATACCGACGAAGCATTTAAAGTCGTGAGGTATGGAAACATGGTAGGACTATTAATTGAAGCAATCAAAGAGCAACAAGAACAAATTGAAGAATTGAAGGAGATGATCGGTGGCTCTTCAGAGTAGTGGAACAATCAGTCTCAACGATATACACATTGAAGCTGGGGGATCATCAGGTACACTTTGTAGCATCAACGACTCAGATATTCGTGGACTTATAGGAAAATCGTCGGGTGCGGCATCCTCGTTTAGCAACTTCTATGGTGCATCTGCTGTTTCTGTAAGTGTGTCTAGATCAAGTTGGTATAACACTGGATCAGGAACAAGCAGTAGTAAGTGGACAGGATACTCACAGAACAAATCACACAATTCTCAGGCAAATATTTATTTTAATGTTTCTGGAGGCACTGCTACGTTTAATGTGAACGCTGTAATAAGTAGTGAACGAAACTATGACTTTGGATATGTTTATAACGGAGGATCACAGTTGTGGCGTCAGTCTGGTAGTGGTTATAGTTACAACAACAGCAGTTTATCGATTGGAGCAGGGTCGTACTTACGTTTAAGATATACTAAAGACTACAGTGTTTCTAGTTATGGAGACGATTTGACACATACAGTATATTGGTCATAGGTAAAAAAATGAATTATTCTTACGAAATCTTAAAAGCAGAACCCAAACACAAGTTCCTCAGTGTTAGATATTTCGCTGAAGGAAAGGATGATTTTTTCAAAAACTTCAATCCAGAAAATTGGGAAGCAGAAGCGATTACTGGTTTAATTGAAGATCACGCTCAGTTTGTCGTTGCACACTGGGACTATCAAGAAACTGCTACTGAAACTAGTCCCCTGTCTGTGGGTGATATCGGCACATCAAGTGCGACCGCTTGGACTCCCCCTCCTCCGCCTGGGTTTGATGACCCTACACAAGAAGAGATGGTTAGACAGGAAAGAAACTATCTATTGAGAGAAACTGATTGGATGATGTTTTCTGATACAGACTCTCCTTCTCAGGCCTGGTTAGATTACCGCCAAGCATTACGAGACATTCCAGAACAGTCTGGGTTTCCAACGTCGGTCACTTGGCCCACCAAACCCGCATAATTATAAATAGGTAGTAAATTGAATCTTTATAAAGAGATAGAATATGCCTACTAAACTACAACTTAGACGGGGCACCACTACTGAACACAACAGTTTTACTGGAGCTGCTGGGGAAGTAACATTTGATACCACCCTTGATACCATCAGAGTACACGATGGTAGTACGGCGGGTGGTATTCGTCTAGCAAAACATTCAGAAGTAACTCTTGAAGACGTTGTTGGTGGTGCTGGTCTTACTGAGTCTGGAAGTACAACCGTTACTCTTGCTGTTGGTGCAGGAACAGGCATCACAGTCAACGCAGATGATATTGCGGTAGATACTGCAACCATCTTTGCCTCTGCCGCTTTAACTGGTACGCCGACTGCTCCTACCGCGTCTACGGGAACCGATACAACACAGATTGCAACTACCGCATTTGTTCAACAAGAAATTACTGCGTTGAAGGCACTGTTGTACGCATACGAACAATCTTAATAGGAGACACTAATGGCATTGTCTAGCAGACAAGAACTGATTGATTACTGTCTCAGGCGACTTGGGTTTCCTGTAATTGAAATCAACGTCGATGAAGACCAAGTATCCGATAGAATAGACGATGCGTTTCAATTTTGGACAGACTATCACTTTGATGGTTCGGAAAGAACTTACTTTAAGAAGGCGCTAACAGGTTCTACAGTAAACCTTCAAGCCTCGCTGGCAAGCAACTTTCATATCGGTGAAACCATCACTGGGAATACTTCTGGAACAACAGCTATAGTAAAAGAATTGGACGGTAATAACATCTCCGTAGAGAAGTCCAAGGGAACTTGGGAAGCCAGCGAAAGTATCACTGGTGGAAATTCTGGTTACACTGCAACACTTTCTACTACACCTTACACAAAGGGCGACATTGAAAATGGTTATGTCGAAGTAGGAAATAACATCTTGAACATCACAAAGTTGTTTAAGTTTGGAAAGTTGTTGGGAGGCACTAAGTCTGATGGATTATTTGATATAGACTATCAGTTTGCATTAAACGATATGTACAACCTGATGTCGGCGGATGTCACATATTACGCCATGACAAAAACTCATCTGTCAACTCTTGAACAACTGTTCCGAAACGAAAGACAAATAAGATGGAACAGAAAAACAAATAGATTGCACATTGACGCTGATTTGTCAGAGACATATGATATCGGCGACTTTATTGTTGCAGAAGGATACGCTGTGCTAGACCCAGCGCAATTTACGGAAGTTTATGATGATATGTTTCTCAAGAGGTACTCCACTGCTCTTATCAAAAGACAGTGGGGGGAGAACATGAAAAAGTTTCAAGGCATTCAAATGCCTGGTGGCGTAACTCTCAACGGAGAAACGATATACCAAGAAGCCATACAGGAGATTGCACAGATAGAAGAAGAAATGCAACTCAAGTACGAACTTCCCCCGACACTTATGGTGGGGTAACTAATGCCCACTAACTTTTATTTTCAGTCCGGTAACACAATGGGTACGACCAACGAACAAAGGTTGGTCGAGGACTTGGTTATTGAGAGCCTGAGAATATATGGACATGATGTTTACTATCTCCCAAGAACAGTAGTGAACAGAGACACGATATTTGACGAAGATTCTTTGTCTCAGTTTACTCAAGCGTATCCCCTAGAAATGTATTTGGAAAACGTTGATGGTTTTGAGGGAGAGGGTGATCTTTTTTCCAAATTTGGTATTGAGATAAGAGACTCGGCAAACTTCATCCTATCAAAGAGAAGATGGGAACAGATGGTTGATAGTACTGGTGGCCAGTTTCAGTTGGATGCTCGACCGGCCGAAGGTGATCTGTTGTATTTTGAAAAGACGGGTTCTATCTTTGAAATAAAGTTTGTAGAGTTTCAAAACCCCTTCTATCAACTAGGAAAGATTTACGTCTTTAAATTGCAATGCGAACTCTTTGAGTACTCTTCAGAAAGTTTCGATACTGGTCTTGATGATCTTGACGGTGTTGTTTCTGACTTCAGTCTTGATGCATTGAGATTCCAATTTCAGACAGAGAGTGGCGATCTATTGTTGCAAGAGGACGATGGATGTCTTATCTTGGAGGACTTCACTGCACAAAGAGGTCTCATCAACAGTGACAATGACGATCTGGATGTGTTCCAAGAACAAGAGGGAATACTTGACTTTAGTGAAGTCAATCCCTTTGGGGAAATCTGATGTTTAAGAATCAACAATTTTATAATCAACATACAAAAAAAGCAATCGTAGCTTTTGGTACAATCTTCAATAACATTCAGATCAATAGAGTGAATTCTGCCGGAGAAGTAGCCCAGAGTGTTCGTGTACCACTAGCATACTCCCCAAAACAAAAGTTTTTATCTCGTATAGCGCAAGTCCCAGACACCACTACTAGAGGCGAGGTTGCAATTACATTGCCTAGAATGGGGTTTGAGATTCTTGGTTTTAACTTTGACCCTCTCAGAAAATTATCACCGATTCAGAAAAACATTTCTGTCGGTACTGGAGATGACGCCAATACATTCAGAAAAACTTTTGTATCAACTCCATACGATATGCAAGTTGGTCTTTATATCTTTGCAAAGAATCAAGAAGACGGTTTGCAGATCGTAGAACAGATTTTACCATACTTCAATCCCGATTTTAATGTCACGGTAAATGATCTTCCATCTATGGGTATCAAACGCGACATCAAAATAACATTGGACAGCATCGGATTTGAAGATGAGTATGAGGGTGATTTTGCCGCGAGACAAAGTATCATTTGGTCATTGAATTTCACAATGAAGTTAAATTACTATGGCGTTGTCGATAATCAAGGATTTATTAAGAAAGCTATTGCAAAAGTTTTTGAGAATGAGTCAATGGATGGACCCCATATTAAGAGACAACTTGAGATTGCAACCACTATTCCAACCGCAACTGCAACGATAAGCGGAGGTTCTGTCGATTCTATTACTCTCACATATGGTGGAGAGGGATATTCTAGTAACCCACCCAATATAACTGTAGATGGCAACGCTAGGGCTCATGCAGAAATTACCAATGGCGTTGTTACAAAAATCGTAATCGATGATGTAGGTTCTGGTTATGTGACTGCTCCAACAGTCACCTTTGAAGAACCACCGGAGTACAATGACAACCCTTACAAGCATGAACCTTATAGGTTTATTGATGAATTTGAACAAGTATATGAATAGGTGATGTGATGAGCAGAAACAAAGTATTCGATGCTCTTGATAAAACATTTCAAACCGTATCAACTGAAACGACTAAGGTGAACCCCCCAGCCGTGACAGATAATAACGATGTTGATGCAGACTTTCAAAAGGCGAGACAGGCTATGGAAAAGGCCATGTCTTACAGTGAACAAGCCGCAGAAGGTATTTTGAATGTTGCAATGAATAGCGACAACCCCCGAGCCTACGAGGTCGCCGGTCAGATAATCAAGACGATGGGTGAACAGGCAAAAGACATGATGGATGTCCAAGAAAAGAAACATAGGATTGATGTTAAGTCTGGTGTCGATAATAAACCAAAAATTGAAACACAGAACAATATCGTTTTTGCCGGTACTACAAGTGATATTCTTAAAGCTATTCGTGATGAAAAAGATGGGACCGTCATAGACCATGAACCAGATTGAAACCTCATACCACGGCAATCCAAATCTAAAAGCAGTTGGATACCAACACGATTTCACCAAAGAACAACTGGAAGAATTTGTCCGGTGTTCTGAAGACCCCATTTACTTCATTGAAAATTATTGTAAGATTGTAACTCTTGATAAAGGTTTGCAACCATTTAAACTATATGATTGTCAGAAAGTGAAAGTAGATTTTATTATGAACAATCGTAAAACAATCTTGATGGAGGGCAGACAACAAGGAAAAACAATCACCTCGGCCGCATGTATTCTGCACTATACTATTTTTCAAGATAATAAGAACGTTGCGATCATGGCGAACAAGACCGCAGCTGCCAGAGAGGTGTTGTCTCGTTATCAAATCATGTATGAGAACCTGCCTATTTGGATGCAACAGGGTGTAAAGACTTGGAACAAGGGTGACGTTGATTTAGAAAATGGATCAAGAGTTTTCACATCTGCAACCACAACATCTGGTATTCGTGGTAAGTCGGTAAACTGGTTGTACATTGATGAGGCTGCGATCATCCCAAACAACATTGCGGATGAGTTCTTTGCTTCTGTATATCCAACCATTTCTGCTGGTGAGACAACAAAGATTCTTTTGACATCAACACCATTGGGATACAACCACTTCTGGAAATTCTGGAATGAATCGGAGAAGGGTACTAATGGGTTTGAGAATATGTTCATCCACTACACGGAGATTCCTGGCCGTGATGAGAAGTGGGCAGAAGAACAATTTAAACTTCTCGGTGAAGTAAAGTATAATCAGGAAGTTTTATGTGAATTCTTGGGATCAACAAACACTCTTATTAGTGGAAAAGCACTGGCAGTAATGTCATCAAAAGAAATTCTTTACAAGAAAGATGGGTTAGACATTTATGAAGAACCTCAAGAAAATAAATACTATGTAATAACAACTGACACAGCGAGAGGAATCGGTGGAGATTATTCTGCTTTTGTTATCATTGATATTACAGAGATGCCTTTCAAGGTTGTCGGAAAGTTTAGAGACAACAAGGTTTCGCCGCTCTTGTATCCAGACTTTATTGCAAGAGTGGCAAAAGATTTTAACAATGCGTATGTATTAATAGAAAATAATGATATTGGTCAACAGGTAGTTGACATACTGCACCAAGAACTAGAGTACGAGAATATCTTTAGTACAGTGCAAGAAAAAAACAAACAATATGTATCGCCTGGTTTTGGAAAACAAACTACTCTGGGTGTTAGAACATCAAAGGCTGTCAAAAGACAGGGGTGTTTGGCACTAAAAAGTTTGGTAGAAGAAACTAAGTTTTTAGTTTGGGATGCCGACTGTATCAATGAGTTGTCAACCTTTGTGGAAAAGGCTGGTTCTTTTTCCGCTGATGAAGGATATCATGATGATCTGGCCATGTGTATGGTCTTGTTTGCTTGGTTGTCTACACAACAATTTTTTAAAGACTTGACTGATGTGGATATTCGCGAAGGGTTGTATGACTCACAGATAAGGTACATCGAAAGAGACTTGACTCCGTTCGGGTTTGTAGAAACAGGGCATGGAGTAGAGGCAGAAGTAATTGATGGCGACTATTGGATGTGGTCAAATGAGAAAACAGATTTATTATAAATAATTCTCAGGAACACTATTTATTTAGTAAAATAAAAACACGAAGGAGAACAACATGGCTTTCCAGTTATCACCTGGCGTCCTAATCAAAGAGAGAGACCTCACCAACGTTGTCCCAGCAGTAGCTACTACAATCGGCGGGATTGTTGGAAATTACATTTGGGGGCCCGTTCACGAAATTACGTCCGTAGATTCGGAGAACAATTTGGTAGAAAGATTTGGGAGACCAAGTACTACGACTTTCTACGATTTCATGACCACCGCATCATTTTTGGCATATGGGTCTAATTGTTTAACAGTAAGAGAAGTCGGTGCTCTATCCGTGAACAGCGTTTCAGAAGGAACCGCTGTTCTTATTAAGAATGAAGATCACTATCAAGACCAATTTTCACAGGGCACCAACAGTGTTGGTCCTTGGGCATCAAAGTATGCCGGTGGTCTTGGTAACAGTCTCAAAGTTGTTATGGCTGATGCCACTTCAACTTCTAATTTAAGTGTCGCAACTATTACACTAGATGCTTCTGACACTGCTGGTGACAGAACTACTGCAACAGTGGCAATTGCCGCACCTGATTTGTTTGCAGTTGGTAGTGGTGGTATTCAAGCTACTGCAACCGCAACTGTCTCTGGTGGTAACGTTACTTCAATCACTGTTACAAACCCAGGCTTTGGTTACTCTAACTCAACTCCCCCCACGGTCACGGTGACCGCTGATGGTACTGGTGCTGTTGCTGCTACTGCTGTTATGGCAGTTGAGTGGGAATACAAGGACGAGTTTGACAGTATCCCCAATACTACTACTTGGGCTTTAAACAACGGTGCAGAAAACGACGAATTAAACATTCTCGTTATTGACGAAGATGGTGCCATTAGTGGTGTTGCTGGTACTATACTTGAGAAGTTTGCCGGTCTATCAAAGGCAAAAGACGCAAAAGATGATGTCAACTCTACCAACTACTATAAGAACGTAATCAATGATCGTTCTAAGTGGGTTTGGTGGATGGACAATCCAGCCAGTGGAACAAACTGGGGCGCATCTTCAGAAGGTGGAACATCATTTGCCTGCATGGGTGTGGATGATGCGGATCAAAATATCTCTCTCACGGGTGGTATTGATGATGCACCATCAATTGGCCAACTTCAACAGGGTTACGATCTCTTTGCAAACGACGAATTAGTTGACGTTTCTTTGATTCTACTGTCTGCACACCCAGTTTCAGTTGGTGATTACGTTATTGATAACGTTGCAGAGGTTCGCAAAGACTGTCTCGCATTCATTTCTCCGCAGAGAGGAAACGTTGTAAACAACGAAGGTGATGAGGTTGCTGACATTCTTTCTCAACCAGATCACGGTTCTTACACTCGTTCTTCTTACGCTGTCATGGACAGTGGTTGGAAGTACATGTACGATAAGTACAACGATAGATACACATATGTACCCCTAAACGGTGACGTTGCTGGGTGTTGTGTAATTACTGACCTCGGTGATGATCCTTGGTTCTCTCCTGCTGGTTTGAACCGCGGCATCATTAAGAATGCTATCAAACTTGCTTGGTCTCCCAGAAAGGCTGACAGGGATACTCTGTATCAGAAGAGTGTAAACCCTGTTATCAACACGCCTGGAACGGGTATCGTTCTGTTTGGTGATAAGACAATGCTTGCCAAACCTTCTGCTTTCAATAGAATTAACGTTCGCAGATTGTTTATCGTTCTTGAGAAGGCAATCGCAACTGCTGCAAAATTCCAGTTGTTTGAATTCAACGATGCGTTTACAAGAGCACAGTTTGTTGCACTAGTAGAACCATTCTTGCGTGACGTACAGGGACGCAGAGGTATTTACGACTTCCGTGTGGTTTGTAATGAAACAAACAACACGCCACAGGTTATCGACTCTAATGAGTTTAGGGCAGATATTTACATTAAACCTGCTAAGTCAATCAACTTCATCACTCTGACGTTTATTGCTACTAGAACTGGCATCTCGTTTGAAGAACTTGGCGCTTAATAGTACGAATAAATAACAGACAAACTTAGGAGAAAAGTTAGATGAATATTGAAGAGTTTAAGGCAAGACTTGGCGCCGGGGGTGCTCGCCCCAATCAGTTTAGGGTGAAACTCGCGTTTCCATCTTATGTGGTTGGTGTTGACACTTCTTATAGTCTGCTCGTAACTGGTGCCGCACTTCCTGCTTCTAACGTAAACCCCGCGATCATCCAGTATAGGGGTCGCGAGGTGAAGTTGGCGGGAGAAAGAATCTTTGATCCGTGGACAATTACGGTTGTAAATGATTCTGAATTCAGTCTCAGAAGTCCCTTTGAACAGTGGATGAATGGTCTGAATGATCGTGCTGAAAACACTGGTGTTCTTACACCGCGTGATTATCAGACCGACATCGTTGTTGAACATTTGGATAGAAACGATGCAGTATTGCCTGGTGGTGCTTATACACTACGCAATGCCTTCCCTATCCAGATGTCAGAAATCGCATTGAACTATGCACAGAATGATATTTTTGAAGAATTTACGGTGACTTGGCAGTATTCACACTACGATATTGATTAAGTTTTAACCGTTAATCTAGGATAAATTATGGAATTATTTGGGTATAGCATAGAGCGATCCAAACCATCTAAGGGGGAGAAATCTTTTGTACCTCCTTCTGATGATGGGTCGCTCGAAGCTATTAGAGCTGGTGGATACTACGGTACATACTTTGATATCGAAGGTACTGCTAATAATGAAAGCCAGCTAATTAAAAGATACAGGGACATCTCTATGATGGGAGATGTTGACGCAGCTATTGAAGATGTGGTCAACGACTCTATATCAAATCTTGACGATGAAAAACCAGTAGTACTTGATCTTGATAATATAAACGCTTCTGCAAGTGTAAAGAAAACTATTGCAGAAGAGTTTAACAACATCATGACTATCTTGGACTTCAATACGAAGGCGCAAGATTATTTTAGAAGATGGTATATTGACGGAAGAATTTACTTCCACAAGGTGATTGATACAGAAAAACCCAAAGAGGGTTTGAAAGATATTCGTTACGTTGATCCAAGAAAGATTCGCAAGGTCAGAGAGATCAAAAAAGAGAAAGATGCAAAGTCGCAAGTTTCTCTGGTCAAAGAAGTAAATGAGTATTTTGTTTTTGATGAAAAGGGTATTGCTCTCACTAGCAATCAATTGTACAAGACAGATGTTGCTAATGACAAAGCAATTAAGGTTAGTAAGGATGCGGTTGCGTATTGTACATCTGGTCTAGTTGACCAAGATAAAAATATACCACTGTCCTTCCTTCACAAGGCTATTCGACCTGCTAACCAACTGAGAATGATGGAGAACTCAGTGGTGATTTATCGTATCACACGTTCCCCAGAAAGAAGAATATTTTACATAGATGTTGGTAACTTGCCGACTGCAAAGGCAGAACAATATCTTAAAGATGTCATGAACAGATATCGTAACAAGTTGGTGTACGATTCTGAGACCGGAGAAATCCGAGATGACAAAAAGTTTATGTCAATGCTTGAAGACTTCTGGTTACCACGAAAAGAGGGTGGCAGAGGAACAGAGATTCAAACATTGCCTGGTGGTCAGAACTTGGGTGAGATTGAAGACGTAGTTTACTTTCAAAAGAAACTATATCAATCACTCAATGTTCCTGTCTCTAGATTAGAACAACAGGCTGGACTTAATTTTGGTAGGTCGGCCGAGATTACAAGAGATGAATTAAAGTTTACTAAGTTCATTTCTAAACTGAGGAGAAGGTTCTCCGGTGTCTTTGATGATTTGTTAAAGACTCAGTTAATTCTCAAAGGAGTTATTAACGAGACAGAGTGGCCTGCAATCAAAGAAGACATTCAGTATAGATTTGCATCTGATGCTTATTATACTGAGTCGAAAGAACAAGAAGTATTAAGAAGTAGAGTTGAAATTCTTAATCAGGTTGCACCTTATGTTGGACAACTATTCAGCAAAGAATATGTCCAGAAAAATATTTTAAGATTTAGTGACAAAGAAATTGCCTTAATAGATCAACAAATAGGGTCAGGTCAACCAGAAGATAATGTAGTAGGAGATAATAATGAGTGAAGAAGTTGAAAACGTTGAATTGGAAGTACAGGACGAAGTTGGTTCCCAAGATGCTATCAGACAAATGATGGATAAGTGGGCCGATGGTGACCTTGCTGGTGCAAACGACGAATTCTTTTCGATGATGAACAAACGTGCCGATGATATGCTCGCGGTCAGAAAGTCCGAGATCGTACCAGGCATCTTCAACGATCCAGAAATGCAAAAGATGGGTTTAGAAGCAACCCCAGAAGAATCAGAGGAAGAGTCAGATGAAGACGTTTAAAGATTTTCGTGAAGAGGCCAAACCAGTAGAGAAGGTTTCAAAAGAAGAGCCTACTGCGAATCATCCTACTGAAACTGGTACTGAGGGAGACAAGACTCCCCCGAAACAGGGTAGTTCTGAAGAACCCAAACTCACTCACGCTTGTGCTACAAAAGTGGTGCATCCTAAGTTTGGTGAAGGTAAGCCAATCATGGGAGAACACGCAGAACCTGATGCAAACGGGGATGTGTGGTGGTATAAAGTTATGTTTGAACATGGCATTGAAATGTGTGAGACATACGCCTTGGATATTCAAGAAATGGCGTCTCACGGCAACCACAAAAAGAAATACTAACGGAGATAGGTAGATGGCATTCGCAAAATCTAACTTAAAACTGACTCAAGTGCAGGCAGTTGTTAGGTGTACGGGCACTGGTGGTGACAGCGGAACCATCGA